CGCCCCACGCAATAAAATAACCCAGGACGCTATAAAGCACTATCCATGGTGCTGTTGTCTCTATCATGTAGCCCTACTTTCCATACCACAATTTGTGGCATAGCAATAGTGTCGCATGTGTGTATGACTTTGTGGATTATTTAGGGCGTAGTTTGTATAACGATTAGGTAACGATGTTACCCGTAATACCGCCCTAGAGCTGTAAATGAGCCATCCTTATTGATCGGCACTAACGTGGGTGTTAGCGTCTTTCCTACGGCTTCTAGTATAGCAATACCCATCTGCCAATTCGCGCTTCCATAGCGTATATAAGAGGCTTTTTTTCTATCCATTAGATTACCTACCTCAACCCCATATAAGGGTCTGTAATGGCTTCCTATGGCTTCTGTATAGGCACTCATGCCTAGTCTATGGCTATGTCCTGCTATGACCGATTTGCCCCATTTTTTAGCAAGGTTAAGGGCTGTGATACCTGCGTGCTGGCTCATGCTGCCCTCATCGCCATGTGCTAATACCCAGCCAGGGTGAAACTCATAAGCTGTCTTGTAGTAGTCAATGCCCATACTTGCAAAGTCCATGAACTTAGGATATTGCAGCTCTGGTAAACCTATAAGACCAGGTGCTTTTAATAAAGTGCTATAAAGGCGATCAGTATGATTACTGCGGATAACACTAGCCTTTTTGCTGTACTCGGTAAGATCCCAAAGAATGTTTTGACAAGCTGCACGATCTTCGTTAAGAGTTTGACTGTAAGCAAGAGGTGTGCCATCGGCCCACTTGCTAATTGTTTGAAAGTCAATCTCATCGCCAACACATAAAACCTCATCAAACTTCTCACGTCTTGCAAGTTTAATAACGTTCTTAACTGCCTGCTCATGATGGTATGGGATTTGTAAATCTGATATTACTAGCCAACGCTTAATCGTCATCTTCTTCTGTAGGATCAATACTAGGTATGATGCCGCCATCACCTACTACCCAGTCGGGCATCGTTGCCCTATCTGATACAAAGTACAAAGCACAGCTGTCACTAAAGCCTGCCTTCTTTGCAGCCCTAAAGATCTCGTTCATGGCAATATAATGCTGATCTAATTTAGATAAAGGGTCAGGTGATTTACGCACAATGCGCTTATTTATTTTCTTACGTTTACGCCTTGTATCAGCCATACTACTATTGTCGCTTACACATTAGTGCATATAGATCATCGACACGCTGCTCTAATCTAGTAAGTTGATCTTTCATACTAGATCCGCTATTAGGTTTAAGCTCTTGTAAATAAGATTTAATAACCCAACGTAGAGCCACTAATAAACTTGTACATACGGCGCATACGCCAACGGCTAATGCCACCCACTCGCCAGGTGTCATGCTTCATCTGCACCGAGGCCATAAGCATCATCGGATTTATCTAAAGCCCTAGCTGCTGGGCCTGCAAGTGCGGCCACTACTACTGATATAACTGGATCTAGTCCTAGCTCATTACTAGCTAAAAATGTTAAGAATGATACTAATACGCCACGTGCGTAGGATTTAAGTATTGCTTTCTGCTTATTGCTTATTTTCATATGTTACCCCCTAGTAGTGGTATATCAAACGGCTTGCTGTCTTTATCGCCTAACTTTGTAAAACTAATATGTATGTGCTTTGTGTGTTTGTTAAAGCCTTTGTACTTACGCCACTTAAAATTAAGTATCTTGCTAGCGATCATGCCATTATGGATTACGTAAGATATGCGCTTATCGGTTTTCGCACATTTTCTGATCTGGTCAGCCAAATATACTGAGATCCCTTCGGATGAATCCAAGCGAGAATCAACATCAATGGCTCGTACACACCCAGTTGTATCTGGATTATGATCCGATTTTCGGGTGGCATGACGAGCATCGCCCAACCATCCGCAATTGGTAGTGCGACGATCTGGGTACCAGGTATCAATCTGATCTCTTAACTGTGTACCTGCTGCACATAGCCATGGTTTCATTATTTAGATTTTGATTTACCTAAAGTCAGTCCATCTGGTATTGGCTTAGAATAATCCCATCTTGCTATGTATTGAATACCATCACCATCATCTTGCAAAGTGATGCTACCTGTTCTTGGTACAAAATCTTCAATAGTTAATTCGGAATATACATTTGTAATTTTAGTAAATAAGTCCATATTATGCTCCTAAATATACTACAGAAAAATTGGTTTGAACTGTTGCTAAAAAAGATAAAGTGCTTCCACCGTTTTGGAAAACAAAGGCTTCAATATAATCTGCTGCGGCTAAATCATATATGGCGGCGGTAGTTGCACCTGATTCAGAAGCGCCTTTATTTACTTCGTTTTGATGAATAGTCGTGCCATTTTTTTTAATATAATTTACACATCTAGTAGCACTTGGTGAAGTATCCCAACTAGAAGTAAAGTTAATTTGATATTTTCCACCTTTACCAGTAGGGATGGTAATTCTTGAAGTATTTGTGCTTGTATTGTGATAACTATCAGTATCAAAATATTCGCTATTCCAGGTTATAGCAGTATCAGTTCCACTAGAAATTGATTGAAAAACGCTTTTATATAATGAACAACCAGCAAAAGTAGAACCACCAGCCGAAGGTGTTTTCCACTCTGGTGCAGTTGCTCCTGAATTTACAGTTAGTACTTGTCCAGCTGTACCAATTCCGAGGCGAGCAGGTGTTGAACCACTTGAAGAATAAATAGTATCGCCAGTGGTAGTCATTGGGTTAGTCATGCCAGTTGTATCTAAATTAGCCCAAGCACTGCCCGTGTAATATGTAGTTACATTTGTATCTTTAAGATAAGCAAAGTTACCTTCTTGTGGTGAAGTTACAGCTGCATCTCTAGCAGCGGCACTGGCAAATACCCAAACACCTTGCATTAAATAGCCATCTACATCGGCGGCTGTTAAAACCTCGCCTGTAACAAAGTCCTTAAAACCTAATCCTGCTGCCATTTATACTCCCTAGTAACTTAGGACATTATAGTCTAAAGTGCCATAAATCGTATCATTTAGGATAAATGCGTCTATGACTGGCTCTAATGTCGTGAACGTGGTTTTCCAACTATTCGGTGTTATGTTCATTCTTACACCAAAAATCTGTAAAGTTTTCTCTAGGGTAGATCCACCTGGCTGGGTAGTAATTACTTTGATTGGATCAAAGAAGTCTAGGTCTAGGGCTGCAATTATGCCTGTATTGTAATTAGAGGTGTATAGGTCTAGGACTATGGAGTCTACTCGGATGCTGGTCTCAGCTCTACTAGCCACATAAGCCTGGGCATAATCTAGGGCTACAGCATCGGTCTGCATAAGTAGGTTGTCTAAAAAATAACTGTGTAAAAAGTATTTATCTATGCTAGCTTGATTTAGGGCTACCTGTGCAGTGCCACCAGACCTAGTAATAGTAGCTTTATTAAATACCAATACATCATTAAGAATCCAACTAGCATCAAAATAGGTTATGCCTGTGCCATTATCTGCAAAGATTGTAGGTGTGCCACCAATAGATCCAGCGGTTACTGCTCTGTCTTGGAATACAAATGAACCACTAGCATCTACATATAAAGCACCATACTCTGAATTGGCTACAGTAGTTAAAGCTTGTAGTGCTGTGCGGTTAGTACCAGGGTCTGCCTGCATAGTAGTGAGCCCTGCATCGACATCACGCATAGTGGCTGGCCATGAGATTTGATCTAATATTTCGTTTACACGTGTGCCTGATAAGTCGCCTGCAGTAGCACCTGTAACTGTACTGATCTGAGCTAACTGCGCAAGTCTGAACGCATCCACGGCTTGTATTGTGGTTATGGCTAAATCTTCACCAGACTCGTCTGGATAAGTAGTTACATAACTTGTAATAAATCCTGCAAATATAGGATAAGTAACACTGCCATAGGTTGCAGTAATCTGCACTTTTTTCATAGGTGTCAATAAATTATAGTAAGGCCCCGATACGTTCATTGGGTTAAAGTCACCCGACTGATCTACTATGCGTAAGGTCAGTGCGCCTGTTTGGAATTGATCTGATAATGCTGTACGGCCTCGATTGGTTTCTATTCGATTAACTTGATTAGACACATCTACAATTACAGCTGCGCTATCACCTAATATATTAGTACCCAATATGCCTGATCCCAATATCATGCTCTGCGCAAAACTAGGTCCAGTGCTAAAGTTAATTAAAGCAGTTATGACAGGTAAGGTCATACTATAAAGCCATTAGGTACTGTTGAGTAACCTGACCTAGTTGCTACCTGTATGCTTTCTGCTATAGCTTGACTTAACTTGTCGCTACCACCATCTATAGTAAGCCTAATATCCATAGGTGCCTGAGCTGTGGTGCGCTGAGCATTCTGGCTTAAAAATTGGTTAATGCGTGAGTTTAAATCTCGTGTAGATTCCATCGCTACTTTGTTTTCAAAGGCTGCTATTTTTTCGTTAGTTGCCTGAGCTGTAGATAGGGCATAAGCGTAGGTAGGTGCTGCAGTTGAGGTAGGTGTTTTAACGCCACCTAATGAAGCTATGAATGCGGCTATCTGTGCGTTTAACGCTCGCACCATTTCTAGGGCTGTATTTTGTAGGTAATCATCTATTTTTGTGTTTAATGTTTTCACTTTAAATAATGCAAAGTCTTCTAAAGACATACCTGCCAGTTTTGCCTGCTCTGCGAGTTTTCTTAATGCCTCAGTTGCTTCTAATTCTGCTAAATACTTCTTAGCCAAAGCCTCGTTATTGTCTAGGATTGCTAGCTGTGATTTTAGGCGTAACTTAGTCTCTTCATCGGTGGCGTTGTTTAGGGCTGCGTTTATGCCTATGCGCTCTAGATCAAACTTCTTTTTCAATTCTTCTACGTTCTTATTCTCAATAGCGTTCTTTTTTTGCAATAATAATAATTCTGCAGCCTTAGCCTTTGCTAATTTATCTTCAGTCTGAAATCGTTTCGCATCTATACGGCCTGCGCTGCGTTGTTTATTAGCTGGTAAAACTGTTGCTGGCGCACTCATTCTACCTAGACGTTGCAATAATCCGACTGCACTCATTTCATAAGAAAAGGTTAATAATTGTTTTAGCCCAGGTAGATTTGCTATTGTTTGTATTCCGCGACCTAATTCACCAATACCCCTAGTTACATCGGCTATGCCTGTGGCAAGCTCTTTCATACTGTCTGTAAAATTACCTATGCTTTTATCATTACTTAAAGCAGTTAAAGCATCTACTAAACCTTTACCTATGATTTCTTTAGCATCGGCAGAAGCAACTGTAATAAGATCCATCTTGCCTGCAAAAGTACCTAACCTAGCTGCTGCTTGACCTGAAAACTTATCATTTAACTCAGCCATGATTTTATCCATATCGCCAGTCTTAAGCGTGGCTTTGCTTATGCCTGCGCCTAGTCTGCTAAGACCTGCGGTATTGCCTGAGAAGCCCCGTGTTAATGCTGCGCTTACTTCACTGAGTGATCTACCTGTGGCTGCACTTACGTTTAACGCGGTTTCTAAAGCATCTTGACTTTTTGTAATAGATCCAGTAACTGTAAGTAATTGCTGAAATGCTGGGCGTAACTCATCATCTAATACGCCATATAAAGACTGCAGGCTAGATATGTATGCTTCTACACCTGGTGCTGAAAATGCAAAGCCTGTGTTTTTTAATTGTACTTCTAAAGATTTAGCGGCTTTTTCATCGGCTGCAAAAGCGGCAATAGCCTTCTTACTAAATGCTAGTAATTGGTATGCGCCAAATGTGCCAGCAAAAGTCTTGCCTAGTTTTTTAACTGACTTGTCAAAAGCTGATATATCCTTTTGACCTTTTTTAAGTGCTTTGCCATTAAAGGTAGCAATAGCCGAGACGACTACGTTGGCCATTAGGCGGCCTTCTTAATCTCTGTGGCTTTGTTGAATTGTATAGCTGTAGAGTTTATAGCTTTAAGAATTGCATCATAAACTTCTTGACTATCCTGAGCCCACGCCTTAAATATAAGTCTGCCTTTACTCTTCTTACCACCAGCACGTACGCCTTTAATCTTAGGCTGTGATGTAAGTCCAGGCATAGAAGTTACAAACTGATAACCTGCAAACGGATTATTTGATGAGTATTCTCTAGTAGATTTGTTATAGGTATATTCTCTAGCTCTTCTAGTACCCTCAAATCCTTGCACTGCGCCCACTGGTGAGTTAGGTGTACTTGGATCTATTTGCTGAAATGGCGCACGCCCTTGTGGATTATTGCGACCTGCAGTTTCATAAATGCGACCAGCTGCGCTTACGTTATACACGTAATTACTAACTTTAAATCCGTTTCTAAATGTTTTGTTTTCGCCTGAGTTATATCCGATACCTGCTTTTACGGTGCTGGCATCATATCTTGGAAATGGCCGATAGTTAATTTCTGGGTTAGGTGCTTTACTCCAGCCTGATAATACTTCGCTATTGCTTGGCGCAAATGCTCTGGCTTTACTTGCTACACCACGCATTAAAGGATCTATAGCAGTCCTAATGCGTTGACGCATGTCTTCATCTATAAACTCTAAGCCTTTAAGGACATCTTTAACGCCTACGACCTCTACTGGCATTTCTGATCTCCTTTGCTCTATCGCTAAGCACCTGCATTATTGCTGTGAGCATGTCCGAATCCATATTGGTAAACTCACTAGGCGCAATCCCAGTCTCTACACTTAAAGCAGCCACCGTATAGAGAATGGAATCACGCTGTACTATTTTTTTTCTTCGTCTAATACCTCGACAGTTTCTAAGCTGTCAATAAACTCTGCGTTAAACAAAGATACCTGCGCACCTGATCTGCGTAAGCATTCCCAAGCGAGCCAGTAAATATGGCTTTGCATTTCTGTTTCTCTTAATGCCTTGGAAATGCCCATGCCTTTGGAAATTTCAAAACTATATTCGACTCCTGGCGTTATCTTGTGCTCAGATACCTCACCATTAACCCTTGTAATCTTTAGTTTTGCCATTACTACTCCTTAGTTAGAATGCCACCGATGGTGACACTGTTACTACTGAGTTTACTGTAAAGGACAGACTGCTAGTCGCAATTTCAGCGACGCCACCTTGCCCAATTGGAGTCAGGTTATTTACCAGAATCGAGAATTGATAAGTTGGGTTAGCAGCTGAGACTGCAGTGCCTTTAACTGTGATTACTGACACTGCTAAAGTTGTTCCAAATGCAGCGTTAAGTGTCTGCATAACCTGAGAAGATGCCCAGTCATTGATAAAGTCGATAGAAAATGTTGCAGATTGCAAACCTTGGGCAAATCGGTGAGAAAGATCGCCCATTGTTGTGACCTCAAGCTCGTCTACAATTTGGTTAATTACTGCGTTAGATACATAAGAACTAATATCTATTGAAGGTACTGTAGGCGCAGCGGCAGTAGCCAATTTAACGCCTACATTGTTATTTAAGTATATGGCCATTGTTATTCCTCTTCTTTTTTAGTTTGTGCGGTTTGTTTTGGTGCTTCTTTGATTTGGCCTATCTTTATTAAGAAGGCTAAGTCGTCTGCTTGTGAACTCATTTTAACTCCAGCTCGTTAGGATTGATACGGTGATTTCTGACGTTAATAAATCTCCACTAGCTGCATTGGTTATAGCTGGAGCGGAGACACTTGATATGTTATAAACTAGGGTAGATGCCGCTAGTTTTGTTACTACTGCCACGATAAAGTTTTCCATGCCTAGCAAGTTGCCCTGATTATCGAATGCAGGTGTAGTTATTAAAATCTTAAAATTAGCTAGGGGCGCAATGCTTGTCTGGCTATTATTGCTCGGCACAATATAAGGATCGCTTGGTGTGACCACGACGCTATTTGCTAGCAAAGTTGCAGGTGGAAAACTAAAGGTATTCCACACGCCTGTATTAGTAAGTGCGGTTGCTAAAGTGCCACGTAAGGTGCTTATTGCAGCCATTAGCCGACCAATGAGTTAGGACTAGAATACGGCTGGATGAGACCACGCACTCTGTTAATCAGCTGATAACCCATCCGATATGGGCTGGCAGTGATCCCATCCATACCGACCCCACCCGTCTGGCTGACTTGTCTAGCTTGCCAGATATCTACGGCTACGATCATGGCCGCTTCTCGTATTGCAGGGGTGCTCGCATAAGCTTGGGTCTTGTGGTCTGGGCCTGTGGCTACGCCATAAGGTACTACTTTGTGAAAAGTTTGGTTAGATCCTGTTCTTGCATATTGAACAAATGAATATCCGCTTGGATAATTATTTTGTCCGTACTGATACATAAATACTGGTATAAGGCTAGTTGTACCTGTGCTTGGCGGTATTGTGCCAGTAATTGTATATGTGCCATTAAATGTAGCACCACAGCCAGATACAGTTATTTGTTGAGTTGCCACAAATGCATTCGGATTTGCTATCATAAGTGTTGCCACATTATCTTGTAATGCTGTGCCTACTACTGGGGCAGTGTTAAACCATAAGTATTGATTGACTAAATCTTCTGCCGATTGACAACATTCTTCAACTGTTGCCGATGTATAAAGTGTGCCAATACCTAAATTACTTCGTAACTCAGCTTCGGTTACATACGTGGCTGGCATCTTTACTCCTTATCTAAAAAAGCTCCCTAGGGCTAGGGCTACTAAACCCTAGGGATTATTTATTTAATCGGTGTTATCAGGTCTTCTTGTACTTGATAATTCCGTTAGGCATTTTGGCTAGTGTTGCCATGTATCCGTAAATTGCTACCTGTACTTGTAGATTTGAAACTACATTTACGCTCATGAAATTTTGGGCGGAACGATATACAGTGAATGCCTCTGGTGCAAGGATAACTGCTGAATCGTCATCAAATGTAGTAGCTGTGAAGTTCTTGTCTACGTATAGATCAAGTCCAAGCACTGACCCTCTGATCGACTGTGGGCCGACTTGACCAGCAGCGTTCATAGGTTGTAAAGCATTAAATACTGGACGCTTTGTTGTATCTTGCGCACCAATTAACGCACCCCATTGTGCTGGGTTAGCGATGTAATTCTGTGCAAAGTAACCAGTGTTTGAGTAGATAGTACGTGCGCCTTCTGTTGTAAATGCAACAATACCATCTAGATCAGCAGTTGTATTTGTGCCGTTCATACCAGCTGCAAGAATTGCAGTTAGTACTGTGGTATCAAGTGTCTTTAAATATGCTTGTGTTAATTGATTAGTTAACTCCTCATAAAAGCCAGGATATCCTGCTCTTTCTAGAAGCTCAATCGATAGCGTATTCATGCCACTGTACTTAGATACTGTTGCTGATAAATAATTTGTTTCCATGCCAGTATTTTGTACTGCGCCGCCTTCGGCTTCTACAGTAACTACTGGTGCTACACCTGTTCCACCACCTGAGCTTGTGACAAGTGAAGGTACATTGATTGTCATGCCGTTTGGTGGTAATACACCTTGTGAACATGCATCAATAGCAGGTGTGCCAAAGCGTGTATTAGTTACAAACTCGGCTAGATATTGTGTTGGATTAAATGCACCGTTATTTGAAAACGCATCATCCGCAGCTGTTACATATAGCTTTGAATCATCATTACCTAATGCAGCCTTAATCTTGTGCTCTGTGTAAGCAGCCATAGATGTAATTGGCGTACGAATAGTTGTTTGAATAAGTGGTGCTGTAATTGTTGGGCGTGCGGCTTCTACTGTAGGAGTAGCAGCCTCTGCCTTTGCTTCTTGTGGTGCTGTTGCTAAATCTTCCACAGGAGTCTCGCTTTCTTTAGTTTCGATTGGTGTCTCTGCTTCGTTTTCACTAGCAGCAACTTTAGTTACCTGAGCGTTACTAAACGCTGGGCTTTCGACTAGGCTAACCTCTTTTAAGATTGCGCTAGTTACATATAAATAATCTTTTTTCTGTACAGACTTATTAACGTCTACACCGACTGACAAACCATCAATTAACTGCTCACCTGCAAGAATTAAAGCATCTTGACCTTGCATTGATGCGCTGATCTTAAATGATGCGTAAATGCCATCTTCTGCTTGATTAAATTTTTGCATTCTGCCAATAGGACGCTCTGAGCTGTGTTGCATAAGCATCTTAACCTTACCTGGGTCACCGATCTCTATTGAACCTTTAGCAAAGACCACTTTACCTACAGAAGTATTACCTACCTCTTCAAAGGGCACGATCTTGCCTGCTATAACTCTGCGCTCATTATCTGCGCTCTCTATCTGACTACTGAATGTAAGTAGCATTATCGCTCTCATTTCCGTTAGGTGTTAGATCTTCCATTTCCTTTGCTTGATCTAAATCTATAAGTCCTAGAGTTAGCATTTTTTCTATTGTCTCTAGTCTTGCCTTGTCATCTGATCGTAAAAAAGTTTCGCTAATATTAAAACGCACAATATGTCCAGCAGCTGTTATATCGTTCATACTTAGGCGATCTTCTATGGCACAGATATAAGGCTGTAGTGAATAGGCTACAAACTCTTTACGACCATCAATTATATTTTGATAAGTCATGCTGTTATTCATATCTGCACTTATGTAATATGCAGGTACGTTCATGGCTCTGGCCACTTGCGTGGCAAGGTACTGTTGGCTTTCCGAATACATCATATCTTTAGGACTAAAGCCGACTGCTTCATAAGATAATGTGCTAGTTAAATATGCTGTGCTTCTATTTTGACGTGCTGATTTCCATGCGGCTAATAATCCTTGTACTTGTGATTCTGGCATATCTGCGCCAGTGTTTTTAATAAATCCTGTTGCCATTGGTGTTGCAGCAGATACAGCTGCGGCTTTTTCTAAATCTAATGCACTTTGTATTGTTCGTGCAGACGTTTGTAATACACCTTGTGTTAGTCCTTGAAATGTAATAAGTGAACCAATACCAGACATGGGTGCTTTAACACCATCTATAAAATATTCGTCAACTTCTGTGCCAAATTTGTTAGTAGTAAATGTAACTCGGTTATTAGCAACCCATTCAAATCGTGATGGTCTTAAATCATCTGCATATAATTCTGTAACACGCCAATATGCAACGCCATAAAATATAAGACTATCGACAGTCCACGAGATAGTGACGGATCGTGGCTGTCGAATATCTGGTTGATCGCACCAGAGTGGCTTCGCTAATTCTGCACCTGTAGATTTTTTATACAGCTCTAATGGTAAATAACTTACTACACCTGCAATTAAATTACGGCAACGCGATACAGCTGGTACTTGCATAGCAAGGTTACGATCTAATCCGCCAGGAAAATTACCTACACCTGTTGTAAATGAACCATAGCCATAAGCTGTGTCCATAATCGCAGGGGAATATTGCGCTTGTACGGTTTCTTTTTTATTTGTTATACCCAAAGCAGACAATAGACCCATATGTATACTTTATACCATAAATAGGATATATAGTGCAAGTTACGCAAATATTTGCGCGGTTTGTTGTGGAAGTGTCAACTGGCTAACTGTCATAGCCAAACTGATAGCGGCTGTCACGTCGCCTGCTGATTTGCGTCTGATGATACGCCACCCTGCGTCGCTAGTCTTAGCTGCACAGTTATTTAGGTGCTGTACTAAATCTGCCTGACCACTATGCACCATTCTGCCGTTAGCCATAGCATCCGATAGATCCGAGCATGCCTGGTAGAAGGCTTGACCAGACACATCTTGCATACGCCATCCGCTTTGCTCTAATCGTGTTGCTATTGACTGCGTGGCATACTTGTCAAAGCAGATAATGTGTGGATGGTATTTTCGTGCCCACTCATTTACATCACTAGCCATCTTGACTTCATCTATTGCAATATCACTATGCCAAAGCTGTGCAAGTCCGACTGCTATCTTGCCGTCTTTCATTTGACCCATAATTAACGCACCTGATCTTCTTGTAGGTGCAATATCAAAGGCCATTATAGTCATTGGCCCGACAGGGATCTCTAGCGTACTGTCGCTGCATGCTTCTATACTTCCATAGACCCAAGGGCTAACTGCGCTATCTACCCACTGGCATAACATCTCAGCACTAGGGCATTTAATTACAGAGCAGACACTAGAAGAATCTGTAAACACAAACAGCATAGAAGCTACACGTACTGAGATGTTATGCCAGTGGGTAGATAGCGCAGTTAGCCCTTGGGTCTATGGAAGTATAGAGGCTTGCAGTGACAGTACCTTAGAGATACCTGTAGGGCCACAGACCATTATGGCATTTGACATAGCACCTACACGAAGATCAGGTGCATTAGTCATGGGTCAAGTCAAAGACGGCAAAATAGCAGTAGGTCTAGCACAGCTATGGTCTAGTGATGTTGCTATTGATGAGATCAAGATGGCAAGTGATATAAACGAGTGGGCTAGAAAATACCATCCCACTATTATCTGCTTTGACAAGTACGCAACACAGACACTTAGCACTCGCTTAGAGCAAAGCGGATGGAAGATGCAGGATGTTAGCGGCCAAGCCTTTTACCAGGCATGCAGCGATCTATCGGATGCTATGGCTAATAACAGGCTTGTGCATTCTGGTCAGGCAGAGCTAGTACAGCATCTAAATAATTGTGCGGCTAAGACTAACGATGCAGGCTGGCGAATTATCCGCAGAAAATCAGCGGGTGATGTTACAGCTGCAATATCCCTGGCTATGGTAGTCAGCGAATTAACTAAACCGCAACGCACCGCTGCTATATTTGTTTAATTAGTACCATTTGTCTGTTTCGTGGTATATTATGGTGATATGGGTCTATTGTCTGCTTTGGGTATAACTAAAACTAATAAAACTGTCGAAGCGCAATACGCCCCTGCCGTTATGTTAGATTCTTACGGATTTAACAGCATAGGTACACCATTTGGTTATGGGCCAATAGATCGTGCACTAGCTTGTCAAGTACCAGCTGTAAATAGATGCGCTAATTTAATTAAAGGTGTAGTAGGATATTTACCATTAAAGCTTTATAAAAAAT